CCAGACATGCTGCTTGGCAAACCAATCTACGAGAACCCATCAATGGTTGACGTTGCGACAACGACCAAGTCGGTCATCGTTGGTCACTTGCCTTCGTACTACGTACGCACCGTAGGCGGCCTCCGTTTGGATCGAAGCGACGACTACGCATTCAACGCAGGACTCGTGACCTTCCGGGCCACATTCCGGGTCGACGGCAACTTGCCACAAACCAGCCACATCAAGCACCTGCTCCAGCCATAACAAGCTGACAGATGCAAGCGCTGCCGCAAGGCGGCTAACTTTGAGGGCGACGCGAACACGCAGGGCGCGTCGCCCTCATCTATTCCCTGCGACCTGCGAAGGAGACAAAGGTGGGCAATGCGCGTAATCATCCAGAACATAATGGTCGAGTTACCAGACCTCGAAGCGCAGCTCCTGCTGCACCGAGGCATAGCGCACTTACCGGAACAAGCGGACGAACCAACAGAGACACGTTACGAATCCTCTGGTACTCAAACGCGCCCTTCGCGCCAACAGGCTACGGCACGCAAACCGCGCAAGCAGTCCCCAGGCTCATCAAAGAAGGCCACGAAGTAGCCATCCACGCGATGTACGGCATCGAAGGCGTAGCTTCGATGTGGAACGGCATCAAGCTCTATCCACGAGGAATGGCACCATACAGCGACGACATTCTCACAGCACACTGGATGGATTGGTCAAACGGCAACAAAAACATCCCAGCAATGCTCATGACACTTTTCGATGTTTGGGTATTGAAATCACCTTCGATAAACCAGATAACAAACATCGCATCGTGGGTACCAATTGACCACGCACCATGCCCACAAGAAGTCGTCGCCTGGTGCAAACGCGACAACGTCAAACCAATCGCAATGTCACAATTCGGACTACGAATGCTTGAAACAGAAGGCGTCGAGGCCTTCTACGCGCCACACGGAATCGACGCAACATTCAAACCAACACCAAAGTGGAGCAACGGGCAACGCGAATACACAGGACGCGAACTCATGCAAATACCAGAAGACAAATTTGTGGTGATGATGAACGCAGCAAACAAAGGACAAAACCCATCGCGTAAATCATTCGGAGAAAACCTGCTGGCCTTTTCGATTTTCGCGCAAAACAAACCAGACGCAATCATCTACCTGCACACAGAACGCGACGGAGCAATGGGAGGAATCAACCTCACACCATTACTAGAAGCCTGCGGAATTCAACCACACCAATACAAAATTGTGGACCAATACTCCTATCGCGCCGGCTTCCCACAAGGCGCACTCGCAGCGATGTATACAGCAGCAGACGTCCTACTTGCCTGCAGCATGGGCGAAGGCTTCGGCATTCCAGTGATCGAAGCACAAGCCTGCGGAACACAAGTCATCGTCTCAAACTTCACCGCACAACCAGAACTTATCGGAGCAGGCTGGGCAGTCGACGTACAACCATTCTGGGACGCACACCAAAAGTCATGGTTCTGCACACCACAAGTCCCATCCATCGTTGACGCATTAAACGAGGCATACAAAACAACACGAGGAACAAACCAAACAGCCGTCGATTTTGCGAAAGACTACGAAGCAGACCAAGTCTGGGAAACACACTGGCAACCAATTATGAAAGAGCTCATCGCATGGTGCCATGCATCATTATCCCAGTCTTGAACCGCTACGACCTCCTCGAACGCGCCATCAAATCAATCGACTACCCAGTCGAAGAACTTCTCATCATTGACAACGGAGGACAAAGCACACTCAACGATTACCCCTGGATAATCGATAGACGACACGTGAAAAATTATCGCGTTTGGAGCATGCCAACAAACCTCGGCGTAGCACCATCATGGAACCTCGGCATCAAAGCAACACCACACGCACGCGGCTGGATACTCATGAACTCAGACGCAGCATTCGAACCAGGCCAACTCGAACACTTCCACAACGACACAACAGAAGAAGCTATCATCTTCACAAGCGCAACGCCAGGCTGGTCATGCGTATGGATAGGAGCCAACGTCGTAAAGAAGATAGGCCTGTTCTCAGAATGCTACGTGCCCGCTTACTTCGAAGACAACGACTACGAACAACGAGCCAGGAACAACGGCATACCAATACTCATATCAGACGCAGCCGTAAAACACGACAACTCATCCACAATAAACTCATCTCCAGAACTAAGCGAAAAAAACGCTCGCAGCTTCCAAGCAAACCAAAACCTACACATCGAGAGATGGCAAAACGGAACACCACCAATAGGACAATGGGACCTAACACGACGAAGGGAACTCGGCTGGGATGCTTAAACTCGAAGACTTCAAAAACAAACACAAAGACGAAACGATCCACGTCTTCGGTTCAGGCGCAACACTGAACTACCTAGACCCCGCCTACTTCAACAACACAACAAACATAACGACCAACTTCGCCGGGTCCATCTTCGGACTCAAAAACTATTACTGCTTCAGCCACTACCACGAAGACAGCAGAAAAGAAAACAACAAACCAGAATGCGCTGCAGTTTTCACCCCAGACAAAGAACACGGAACAGACGGCTACTTCATCGACATCCAAGAAAACATCGTGCTATTCGAAGCAACACAAGGAAGACCAGGCGCCTCATTTGATCCACAAGGAAAAGACTGGCCAACCAAAGAAAACAGCCTCGTAGTCGGATCATCAGGAATACACGGAGCCATGCACCTAGCCGCATACATGGGCGCAAAATTCATCGTCCTCGTAGCAGCAGACTGCGGAACACTTGGAGGCAACCATCGCATCAACGGCTACCCAACAGGCGACACCCACTGGCAGCTCTACGAAATTCACCTAAGAAGAATGAAACAACGGCTCCACCAAACCTACGGATGCCAAACCTACTCACTCAACCCATTCATCAACTACAGCCTCGAAGGGACACCATACAGAGGCCACGCAACCATCAACTAGAATTACCAATCATGAGCGGACCAAACTACGCAACGCGCAACCAGATCAAAGCAGCACTACGCATAGGAACCGCTGACACCATCGACGACGACCTAATCGACAACTGCGCAGGAGCAGCATCACGCCTCATCGACGGATACTGCAGCCGCAAATTCTGGACAAGCGGAACAGCAGAAACACGCCTCTACACAGCAAGCAACGCCTACGTGTGTCAAATAGACGACATCGCAGGAACAGCAATCACCCTGCAAAGTTCAACAAACGCAGACGGAACATTCGACGTCACGTGGCAACCAAACGACTACCAGCTCGAACCACTCAACGGAACACTCGACGGACTTACCTGGTCATACGACCGCATTCGAGCAACAGGCGACTACGTGTTTCCAAACATCGACACCACCTACGGAGAACAAGCGCTAGTAAAACTAACCGCAGTCTTCGGCTGGCCAAGCATCCCAGAACCAATAACACAAGCAACCATCATCCAAGCATCACGCATCTTCAAACGATACGACTCACCACTTGGCGTCGCCGGCTTCGGAGACTTAGGAGCAATTCGAGTAAGCCGCGCACTTGACCCAGACGTCGCACAGCTCGTAGAACCATATAGAAGAATGCGACAATTCGCGTGAGCGCAACAGTCACAGAAATAAAACAAGGCATCGCAAACGCCCTCGCAACGATCTCAGGACTTCGCAGCTACGCCTACCAACCAGACAACCTGAACCCACCATTCGCATGGCCAATGCTGGACACAGTGACATACAACGGCGCGATGCGCGGAGGACTCATCACGCACGTTTTCACCGTCACCGTTGTCGTTGGAAGGGCAGCAGAACGAACAGCACAGAACGCCCTAGACGGCTACGTCGCATACGACTCCACGACCTCCATACGAGCAGCGCTCGAAGCAGACAGAACCCTCGGAGGCGTAGTCCAGAACTTGCTGGTTGAATCAGCAAACAACATCTCAACAACAGAAGGCAACGACACCACCTACCTGATGGTGGACTTCCGCGTCGTTGTTTACGCATAGATTTATTTACAGGACGAACTCCGCCCTGTTAGAGTTTCCACAAGCAACAGTTCTAGTGCCGAAGGGCAGGAGAAAAACAAATGGCAAAGCAAGTCCTCACAAACGTCGCTGTCACATTCGGCACCGCAGCAACTGACATTACAAGCTACGTCGCATCATGCACGTTGAACTTGACCGCAGCAGAAGTGACCACCACCTCATTCGGTTCGAGCGGCGCAGTAACCCGCGTGCAAGGACTCAAAGACCACAGCGTCACACTTGAACTTCATCAGGACTATCCAACAATTGAAAAATTGTTCTACGACGCATTCGCAAACGGCACCTCAGTACCAATGACGATCAAGCCGAACGGAACAGCCGCTGCTTCTTCCAGCAATCCACAGTACGCATTCAACGTGCTGCCTGTTTCCTGGACGCCTGTGGCCGGCGCCGTTGGTGACCTCGCAACAGCATCGATCACCTATCCAATCGACGGCGCAGTAACCAAGACAGGCACCGGCGCCTAATTAATTCCCAACCCTTACCTGCGGAGGTAAAAGAATGAAACTCGCACTCGAAGTAACAAGTGCACTCGACAAGAAGAAGCGCGTCATCGTTGCCGCGTTCCCAGACTTCATCGCATTCGAAAACCGCTTCAACAGAAGCGTCGCAAAATTCGAAACAGAACTAACACTCAACGACCTCGCATTTCTCGCATGGAACAGCGAACACCGCACAAAGAAGACAGGCCTCGACTTTGATACATGGTGCAGCGAAGTTGAATCATTAGAACTTGGTGACCAGGCGGAGGCAACGATCGTCCCTTTGGAGATCAGTCAGCCCACTGGATAATCGCGTACCTTTCCTGCGAAACAGGAATAGCGCCTTCAGTGCTGCTGGCAGAAACACCTCGGATGATTTTCACCATGCTCGCATACTTGCGATGGAGAGCAATACAACAAAACAAGTAACCTGAAGACATGGCAGCAACAGGACTACCGCTTGGACGAGCAGGACAAGTAACGATTGCGCCGAGCGGCAACGACCCGATAGTCATTGAAGGCATCGCGGAATTCTTACGAGCCGCATCAAAGGCAGACGAGAACTTCAACAAGGAGATGCGCCTCGCCGCAAAACAAGTCGCGCAGCTCATAGTTGACGGAGCCAAAGTAGAAGCGTCCACCGTGACCAGAAACAGGCAAGCCGAGCAAGTGATG